GGCTGGCCGTCACGGTCTGCGTGCCGTCGCTGTTGGCGATGACCTGCACCGTCACCGTGTACCAGGTCGAGTGCGCGAGCAGCGAGATCGTGCTCGACACCAACGACGAAGACCCCGTGGACGCCCAACCCGTTCCTGCCGAAATGGAGAAGCGAGCAAAGACTGAGTCGTAGCGCACTTGGATGCCCGCCCCGAGCACCCCGGTCATGATGCCCGCGATCATCTGCGCGTCGGCCGCGCCCGACTGGTAGGACCAGTCGAACGACACCTGCACGACCGTGCCCGACGCGATCCCGAAGTTGCGGTAGGCGTACGCCGGCAGGCCTGCGTTGCCGTTGGCCAGCAGCGCGTAGCTGGGCGCCGGGTTGCCCACCGCGGCGTCTTGGGTGACTTCACTGACGCCTGGGCTGGACCCAGAAGTCGTCCAGCTTTCCGTCAGCGAGTCGCCTTCGTCGAGAATGTCCACGGCGAATGTCGTCGCGGTCTCGTCGATACCGGTCACCAGCGTAGGCGGCGACGTCGGCGCGGGCACGCCCAGCGGTCGGGTGGCCACAGGGAAAGGTTCGGCGCCGGCGGTGGCCAGCGCGTAGTTCGTGAACCGCGGTTCGGTGTAGAGATCAGGCGACGTCAGGTAGGTGCGGTACGTCGTGTCACCAGGGATGATCCCGCGCGCCACGTCCACGTCGGCTTCCCACGACAGCCACTGGTCGTTGAGCAGGTAGATCGTGCGCACGGGGCCTGAGCCCCCGTTGGCCAAGCCTTTGGCGGTCGCGAACTGTCGCCAGGCTTTCAGATCGCCCGTGAATAGTTGGGCGTTGACGGCGGCCTGTGCGGCGTTGTCCGGCAGCGCCCGCGGCGTGACTCGGGGCGCTTCTCCGCGGAACGACTCAATGGCTCGGCGCATGGTGTCAAGAGTCAGGAAACGGGGTGGAGCTTGGCGTGTAGGTGGCCGTGTAGCGGCACACACCCATTGTCAACCGCACCTCGGCGATCTCGCCGGGGAAACTGTTCAAGTCTGCGCGGTCGGGGATGCGGAAGACGCCGAACTTGGGGGTGCCGGGATTGGCCAACAACGAGGCTAGTGCGGATGTCACCAGCACTCCGTTCACAAACTGATAACGCGTGGTTCCGTCATAGGAAACGCAAATCTGGTACCAGGTGCTATCGCTAAAGTTACCGTAGCTGTCCGAGGCGCCGTCTACGTAACCAATGCTTAAGTTGCCTCCTGGCGCGCTGATGGAGTGGTACATACCGGAGTTCCACGCCATCGGTACGGTGTTGGCCAGCGGCGAGTAGCTCGCCGGCATGCGCACCGACCACTCCATGGTCCAGGGTTCGCCGAGGGTGCGCGCGAAGGCGGCAGAGGCTGCCGCGGTAACGCCGCTGCCGGCTGGGTCGCTGTTGAGCATTGCCGCTGTGTTGCTCGGCCCGGGGTGCGCTGCGCTTACCGTGGTGCTGACGATCGTCAGCGTGTGCCCGTACTGGCTGCGGTCGACGATGGTCTCGTCCGGGTGGATCAGCAGCACCACACTGGCGAAGAACGGGTCCGTGCTCGGCGGCACGAGCGGGTGCGGCATGAGCGCGCCAGCGTGCGTGGCGCGCATTACGGTACCCTCAAGTCACCGCACAGCACCCACTCTTCGGCCCCGGTGTGGATCAGGGACAGCACCGCGTACGGACCCGCCGTCTCGGGCAGCAGTTCGCTGCGCACGTTCACAGTCACACCGCTCTGCCCCACGACAGTAGCCCTGTCGAGGCCTGCTTGCATGATCAACACCGAGACGCCTTCGCTGGGGGTGATCCCGAGGCTGGCGTCGCCCGGCACCGTGATGGTCAGCAGGCCGGTGGTGTGCGTGGATCGGATGCCGTTGCCGACGTCCGTGATGTCCATCAGGTAATCGCCTGCGGTATCGATCCACGTGAAGGTGTCACCACCGCCCCCGCCTCCGCCGCTGCTGGGGTTGGTTTGCGCGACGACCGTGACTGCGTTGGCGTTCTCGCCGGTCCCGCGGGTCGCCGTCAATCCATCCGAGAAGTTGACCGTGTCGACGTTCGGTGCACCGAGGTCCACTCCATCCTGTTGGAACTGGATGTAGTTCGGAAACTCGTCCGAGGCTTGCGGCGGGAAGCCCGCGGCTGGCGTGATGCCGAAGCTCATGTCATCTCCCCACGACGAAAGCGCGCGGCCGCGCACGCATCGAACCGGTGTTGTACGCGCGTTGCACGTCGGCCTTGCCGTTGCTCACGCACGCGTTCCAGATCTTCTCGTACTTCTCGGCCTTGCTCGGATCACTCCACGGCTGCCCGGGGATGCGCAGGAGGTGCATGAGTGCGCCGGCCTCGATGCCGCTGCTGTACTTCACCAGCGGCTCGGCGGGCACTTGCGCGACGCCGTCCTTGGGCTGCAGGATCACGCTGACGGTCAGGTTGTAGACCGCGTCCGGGATCGGCCACAACGCGAACTGCGCTTCGGGCAGGTACGCGTACTGTCGCGGCTGCATCGGCTGATTGTTCGGGTCCCAACCGCTCGAGTCGCCCGGCACGATCGGGAACGTGCTCGGCGAGCCTGGCACGGTCTGCACGCCGGACATCGCGCGGATGTTGATGATCTCCAGGTACGGATCGCTGCCCAGGCTGTAGGTCTGCGTGTCGGCGATCGTCGCGCCGGTGACGGTCTGCCGCAACCACTGCGTCTCGGAGCACCAGTCGCGGAAGGCCTTGACGTACATGCGCCGCAGCGTCGTGCTGGGGGCCTTGCGCACGTTGACCGCAATGGTCGCCAGCTGGTCGAAGACGTTGACGAACGTGGTCATGACACCCCCGGCGATTGCGCGACCTTGGGCGCCAGCGCCACCTGGGCCTGCGACTTGAGACCCAGCGCCAGGCGCCACTCGTTCGTGTACGCGCTGGTCTTGCTCAGATCCTGCTTCTTGCTGTTCTTAGCGTACGCCTTGGCCAGCACGAAGTTGGTCAGCGCGTTCTGGTAGCTGTCGGGCACCGGGATGTCCTCGCCGCTCGACCCGGTCAGTGCAGCCGGGACGGCGCCGTAGGTCACGCGAAGGCGGCCAGCGCCGTCGTTGGGCGGGAACACGTAGTAGCGCCGCGGCGTGCGCGGGTCGGCGGCGTAGTTCTCCACCTCGGCCTGCTGCGTGGCGGCCGGCCAGAACCGGTTCTCCTCCTGCAGCAGCGTCAGATCGGTCTGAGTGACCGTGCGGCCCGTGGCCTCGTTGTCGGTGGCGTCGATCAGCGCAACGCCGTCGGCCGGCAACTCTTGCGCGATGCCGGCCACCATGGTCAGGAAGCCGCGCACCGGGTACATGTCCGGCTTCACGAAGGCCGTGGCACGCAAGGCCTCGTTGAGGTAGCCCAGCAGTTCATTGCGGGACCATGTGCGGCGAGCGGTGTCCAGCAACGTCGTGCTGACGCTGTCGAGGATGGTGTCGACGCTCACCGCCATAGGTCAGTCCGACAGGCTGCCGTGCTGCTTGGCCAGCGCGCGGAGCTCGGCGCGCAGCGCGTTGTGGTGCTTCTTCGGGTCCAGCGTGGTCTGGTACTCCGCGGCCGCGAAGGCGACCATCTCGTCCACGGTGGCCTTGCCGATGTCGAAGGGTTCCGCGTCGCCGGAATCGACGACACGAGTCGCCAACGTGGCGCCTTGCGTCTCGAGCCACTTCATGCGCTCGTCGTGCGTCGCCTTGGGCGAGCCGGTGAAGATGCGGTAGTCCTTGCTGCCGGCGTTGGTGCTGTCACGCAGCGCGCCGACGTTCGGGAACAGGCGACCGTCCTTCACGTTGATGAGGAACGGGTGCCGCTTGTCCTGCTTGAACTTGGGGCTCTTGCCGCGGGCTTGAACGACTGCGGCTTCTTGGGCTTCGGTGATCATCGGGGGTCTCCGGGGTGATCGAAGGGACGTGGAAAACCGGCGCCCGAAGGCGCCGGTTCAGGGCTGCCGGCTCAGGAGCCGGTGGGCGAAGTGCCCGGCGTGTACGCCGGCCGCTTCATCTTGCCGGCCTCGCCATTCTTCTGGCTGGGGCCGAGCGGGGGGTGCGGGTAGCGGGCCTTGGCCTTGCCCGACGCCTGCGACATCTCCTTGGAGATGGTCTCGGGCGGCACCTTGACGGCGTAGTTCGCGCCGTAGGGGTTGCTGGTCTTCATGCGGATTCTCCTGGGTTGGGTGCGGACAGGACCCTTGCGGGCCCTATCCTACACCGTTCACTTCTTGATCACGGCCGTGCCGACGTACGACGGGCCGATGACTTCGTACCCGAAGACCATGAGCCCCCGGATGATGTAGCCGAAGTCGTTCGGGTTGTCGATCATCTGGCACTCGACGATCTGCGACGCGAACGTCAGGCCGGCCGAGTGGCCGAACATGGCGTACGAGGCGGGGCCAGGCGAGGTCTGCGTGAGCAGGTTGCGCGACTGG